CGGCACGCTGCTCTGAAACCCCGGCGGCAGCGTCACGCTGCCGGCGCCGCCGGCCACCGTCATGCTCAGCGTGCTGCCGAAGGGCTGGGTGATGTTCCAGGGCGCGGTGGTGACGTAGCCGTCCCCGTCAAGCGCCACAGGCACGTCGTTGAACCACACCTGTTCGATGGCGTCTACCTCGTGGCCGGCCAGGGCGATGACGAGGGTGTAGAACTGCTTGTTGGCGCCGTGGGTGTGCTTGAAGACCACCCCGTCGACGTTCCGCACGCGGCCGTACACGCGGCTGCGGGCGGCCTGGGCGGTGGCCGTCATCACCAGGCGGTCTTCGACGCTGGCGTTGAAGGCGTTGCGCGCGGCGCGCTGCTGCTTGCGGCGCTGGTGGTTGCCGTAGGTGATGGTGGCCGCGGCGAAGGCGGTGTAGGTGAGCGCGAGAATCTGCGAGTACGTGAGCACGCTCGTGGCGGTGAGCGTGTACGTGGCGATCCACGTGGCTACGGCTTGCGGCACGGCGTCAGGCTCCGGGGGTGTCGGCGGTGCAGCGCCAGGCGCGCACCACGGTTTCGGTGGGCACCACCACCACGCCCACGGCGCCGGCAGCGTGCCAGGCGCCGCCGCCCCATACGGCCAGGGTGGGGCGGGCGGGGTCTTGGTGGCTCAGGCCTACGTCGCCGGGCTGGGCCAGCGCCACGGGCACCACGCGGCCGGCGCGGGCGATGGCCACGCCGGCCACGCCGCCGAAGGGCTCGAGCACGCGGGCCGCACCGGCGGCGGTGGTGTAGGCGCCGCGCAGATCGGCGGCGGGGTCGTGCCCGGTTACGGCCAGCACGGCATCGGCCGCGAAGAGGCAGCAGTCGTGCCGGCCCCAGGCAAAGGGCTCGGCGGCGCGGGCAGCAAACAGCGCCGCCAGGCGCTCGGGCCAGTCGCGCAGGCGGTGGGCGGGCAGTGCGCTCATTGCCGGAAGAAGCTCGCGGCGGGCCACACGTCTTGCGCGTTGGCTTGGCTGAGCACGTAGCGCAGGCTGGTGTCGCCGGGGTGGAGCAGCTGCTGGTCGCCGTCGGTGTAGCGCAGCGGTTTGGCGCGGCGGTAGGTGTCGCCGCGGTGGCTGGCGGTGACGGCGATGGTGCAGTCCTCAGCGCCGTGGCTCACGGCCATGGTGTCCAGCGTGCCGGCAAACACGGTGGGCGCATCGAGCACGGCGTGGGTGGTGGGGTCCAGGATCACCAGGCGCAGCACGCACCCGGTGCCGCGCACGGTTTCGCCCAGCGCCAGCGCGATGCTGTCTTGCGGCACGCCGCTGAGCGTGAAGCGCAGGCCCTGGGTGCTTTGCACCTCGTCGGTGACGGCATCCACCGCGCCGAGCGTGCCGGTGCCGAAGTACAGGTTGCCCGCCCACTGGATGGCCACGCTGCCGGTGCACAGCCGCACGGGCGTGGCAAAGGCCAGATCGAGCAGCAGCGCCATGGGCACCACGGGGCCGGCCAGCACGGCCTGGGCGGCGGGGGCGATGGTGCGCATCACCACACCTCCACGAAGTCAAGCGCGGTGCTTTCGATGGCGCCCGCTCGGCGCACGGGGCCGGCCTGCATGGCGGGCAGCATCATCTCGCAGGTGGGGCGGTACCAGGTGACGGGGCTGCCGGCTGCGATGGGGGCGCGGACGCGGTTAACAACGGGCACGCTCAGCCCGCCGGCGTCGTTGGCCTGGCAGTCGGCCGCGCACATGAACAGTTGCCCACCAGCACCCAGGTAGTCGCCCTGCCGCAGGGTTGCTCGCCCGGGCCAGGCCAGGCCAGGCGAGCCGCCGACCAAGGCCACCCCATCCCAGCGGATATTTGCCGGCGTGCCGCTGTTTAGCGCCACCATCTCAAGGCGTATCGTGCACGCCACCGACCCCGGAGGCGCGACAAAGGTGCCCCCGACAACCTGCGGGGAGCCCGGCAGCCCATCCTGCACTACCGTGATGCCAGGAGGGATGATTACGGAATTCACATCACGCGGTTCAACGAGGATGCGGAACTGCTGCGCCTCGCCGCCGCCGCGCACCTGCGCGCGCACGGTGTACGTGCCGGGGCCTGGCAAGAGCGGCACAAAGCGCTCGATGCCTACCGTGGCCCCAGGCGCGCCAAAGACGCAATCGACGCCTTGTTCGTTGCTTCCATCCATAGGCACAGCGGTCTGCAGGCTCCTGACCACCGAAGAGACCGACCCGGTTTGGATGGGCAGCCACCCATCTGCCAAGCCGTCGGCGTTGGAGTCAAACTCGAAACTTCCGCCCAACAGGAGATTGGCACCGAGGGCGCTGGACAGCACCAGAAGCTGGTCGCCGCGGGCAGCGGCCAGCGAGCCGACCACCGGCTGCCAGCGCAGGCTTCCACGGGGCTGCGGTTGGTGAAACGGCCACACCCTCACCCGCTCCACCCCGCCGGCCAGGGTGTTGCAGAAGGCATCCACCCCGCGCGGGTTGCGGGCGGACATCTGCGCCAGGCTGGCGCTCAGCGTCCAGCGCTCGGCCAGGAAGTCGACGGCCTGCGTGGTGCCGTTGAAGGGGCTGGCGAACTGCGCGCCGGCCTTGCGCAGGGTGAGCTGCGCGCTTTGGGGGATGAGGGCCTCGGGCCAGTCGATGGTGGGCATGGTCAGAGCACCCGGGCGCTGCGGAGGTTGGACATGACGCGCGCCTCGGTCTGCTGGCTCATGAGCTGCAGCGCGCTGACAAGCTCGGTGCGCGTGACGCCCGCGGCCACGTTGTAGATGTTGGTGGTGCCGCCGCCGCCGTAGGCCTCAACACCCAGCTTTCCACCGCGGCCGCGGCGCAGGGGCAAGATGCCCTCGGCGCCGGCCTCGCCGGCCACGCCCATGCGGCCGCCGCCCATGCCAAAGAACGTGGGGCGGCTGAGCACGCCGCCGTCGGCGAAGGCGGTGACGGGCTGGCCCTGGCTGAAGGCGCCGCCCTTGGCGAAGCCCAGGATGCTGGGCAGGCTGGCAAGCCAGCCGCCGCGGCCGTCAGCGCCGAACAAGCCCTTGGCCAGCTCGGCGGCAGCGGCCTGCGCGGCCATGTTCAGGAGCATGGTCTTCCAGGCGTCTTCGATGCTGTCGAAGTCGCCCTTCAGGGCGCTGGCGATGTTGTCGCCGAGCACGTCTTGCACGTTGCGCTGGAACTGCTTGGTGAACTCGCTGAGCTCGTCGAGGGCTTTTTCGGTGTCGCGCGGCAGGCGGGCCGTCACGCTGCGCACGGCCTCGGCCCACTGCTCCACGAGCTCGGGGCTCTTTGCGAACTCGGCGTTCAGCAGCTCGATATCGGCCAGCACGGTGTTGAGCCGGCCGGTGGGCGTTTCGGCCAGCAGCTGGTTCAGGCGGGCGCGGCTGGCGGCGGCTTTGACTTGTTCGGGGTCGAGCTTGGCGAGCTCGTCACGCACCGCGCGCAAGGCCTCGCCCTGCTTGCCGGTGGACGTGTCGCCGCCGATGGCGATGAGGCGCTCAAGCTCGGCGCTCAGGGCGGCGATGCGGGCGGTGTCGGTGTTTTCCAGCCGCTTGAGGGCGGCCTCGGTGACGGGATCGAGCAGCGGGCCGAAGAGCTCGGCGGAGGGCTGGGCGGCGGGTTTGGCGGGGCGCGTGAGGTCTGGCAACCCGCCGATGCCGCGCGGCAAGTTGGCAAAGCGCCCTTCGTTGCTGTAGCTGGCCTGCGGCAAGCCGTTGCCGATGCCCATCAGGCGGCGCTCCAGGGCGTCGAACTCGCGGCGGGCCGCCGCTGCGTCGGCGCGCATGGCTTCGCCGATGACGGCAAAGCCCGCGAAGTCGCCCCGGGCCAGTGCCGCGCCCTGCGCAGCCAGGCCGCCGAGCTCGGTTCCAATGCCCTTGAGCACGAACGACACGTTCGCGCCGAGCACGCTGAGGGCCTGCACAGGCACCCGGATGGCGTCGCTGAGCCGGTCGAACCCTGCGATGCCGCGGCCCTCAACCGCGTCGAACAGTTGGTTCATGGCCGTCAGCAGGGGGCCGGCCACTTGCCGCGCTGCGTCGGTGCTGCTTTTGGTGAAATCTGCCAACTGCAGGTTGAAGCGCTCCGCGGCCTTGGCCTGCTCGGTGGTGACTGTGGCGTTCAACTGCCCGGCTGAGGCCAGGTCTTTGAGCAACGGCGCCACCTCGCGCACGCTCTTGCCGAACAGCGCCTGCACGGCCCGGGCCTTGTCGCCGTCGTCGGCGAACTCGGCCAGCGCTACGGCGGTGCGGCGCAGGGCCTCGGCGGGGTCTTGCTGGCGCAGCTCTTCGGCGCTCAGGCCGATGCGCTGCAGGATCTCGGCGGTTTGGCTGCCCTGCGTTGCGCCGGCCAGCTCGGCGTTGAAGCGCACCAGGGCCGAGCCCACGGTGTCGAACGTGGTGCCGGTGCGGGCGGCGATGTCTTCGAGCGCCGAGAGGTTCTCGATGCTGGCGCCGGTGGCGTCCGACAGGTCGTTGAGGGCGTCCAGGCCGTTGATGGTGGCGCGGGCGAACTGCACCAGCACCGTGGTCGAGAAAGCCGCGGCGATGGCGGTGCCCACGCCGGCAGCCGCACTGGCCAGCCGGTTGTAACGCGCCTCGACCGCAGACGCGTTTTTCTCGGCCATGCGGGCGGCCTTGTCGAAGCCGGCCTGCAGCTCGGCCAGACGCGCCTCGAGGTTGATGCTGAGGGTGGCGAGGCCCTTGCTCATGGTGCGGTGTGGCTCATTCGTCGTTGCGCTCGGCGGGTTTGCGGTAGGTCTTGATGACGATCAGGCGCTGCAGCAGGCCGGCCACGTCAGACACGCCGAACCACTCCAACATCGTGGGCAGGCCCGCCCAGTCAATGCCGCCCTGGCCGGTTTTGAGCGCGTGGAACACGGCGATGGCGGTGGCTTCGTCGGCGTCGGGCTGCTGCAGCGCCGCGCCCTCCACTTCAGAGCCGTCTTCATCGGCCCGTTCGTCGAGGAGGGCGATCAGGCTTTTTTTGCGGCGGCCCTCTGCTCCATCTGCTCGGTGGCGTGCTGCACCAGCACGTCGCCCACGAGGCTGACGATTTCGATGCTGTCGCGCGCCACGGCGTCCCAGACGGCGGGGCTGAAGGGCAGCGGGTCGCTGGGGCCGTCGTGTGCGCCGAAGAGGGCGGCCTCGCTGAAGCCGCGCCAGTCAACAACCTGTTCAACCACGATGTCGACCAGCGGGTCGCGGCGCAGGCGGACCATCTCGGTCTCGCGCAGCATCAGCACCTGCACCTGGCGGCCCTGGCCGACGTCAACCCAGCGCAGGCGCTGCTCGCGCAGGCGCCGCACCACGTAGTCGGCAGGGTCGAAGGCGCCTGCGGGCTTTGCGGGGGCGCTCACGTTCAGGGCGCCAGCCTGAGCACCAGGCCCTTGACGGCGAACTCGATGTTGCCGGTGGCGAGCTGGCCTTGCTGCACGCTTTCACCCGGCAGGCCGGGCTCGGCGGTGCACACGCGCACGGCACCGTTGGCCAGCGTGATGCGCACCACCACAAAGCCCTGCGTCTGCGCGGCGTTGTCCAGCAGCAGCATGGCCGCGGGCGGGGTGTCCTGCGCCAGCACGCCGATGCTCAGCGTGTCTGCGGGCAGGTTGCCGAGCTCCTCTTGCGCGATCACGTCGATCAGGCGCGTGGCGTTCAGCCGCTCGGCCGTGCCGCCGCCGAGCTCGTAGTTGGTGGATTCGGCCAGCGTCTGCCACGTGAGCACGTTGATGAACTCGCCCGAGACGAAGTCGGTGAAGGGCGTGGTGTTCAGGCCCTGCAGATCGAAGGCGTTGGCGGCGACGTTCTTCAGTCGGCAGGCCTGGCGCTCCAGTTGCACCATGCCGACCACGTTCTGGAAGTAGCCGACGGTGTTGTTCGTCATGGCGTGCGCGGTGCTCGTGGCCACGCCGGTGCTCGCCTTGGTGACGGCCGTCACGACTTTGGCGGTGCCGAAGGTGGCACCGATCTCGACGCGGATGCCGCGCCCTCTGATGTTGGGCATGAGATGCTCCTCTCGCATTGCCGGCGCGGCCGGCGGTTGATGAAAGCGGCGCGGCCCGCGCCGGCTGGGTGCCGGGCGGGCCGCTGGGGGTTGGGCTGCGGGGTGTGGGGGGCGGCGCTACAGCGCCCACCACTCGACGGTGAGGATGGCGGCATCAAGCCGCAGTTCGGGGTCGTACGCGGTTTCGGTGCTCAGCACCGCGGCGCCGCGCTGCACGTCGGCGGCGGTCACGGCCAGCATCACCTGGGCAGCCACCGCGGCGGCGGCGCTGGCGCTCTCCGCCCAGCACTGCACGGTGAACTGCACCTCGTCAGACATGACCTGGCCGAGGAGGTTGTGCGTGATGTCGTGGCGCGAGTTGAAGGCCACGTAGGGCAGCACGGCGCCCTCGGGCACGGCCGCCTCGGCGATGCGCGTGCCCACCAGCGCGGCCAGGCCGGGGTGGCTGGTGAGCAGGTTGCGGAACTCCAGTTCGGCGCTCATGGGCTGCCCCCGCCGCCGGGGCGGTTGAGTTTTTCAATCTGCCGGCCGGCCTGGGCGATGAACACCTGCAGCGCCTGGGGCAAGCGGTCTGCGGCGCGCTGCAGAAAGCCCCTGGGCTGCATGAACTTGGTGCCGAACTCCAGCCAGCGCCAGTAGAACGGATCGTTCGGGTTCTTGGCGCCGCGGCCGCCGCGCTTGGCCGGGCGCACGTTGACGAAGACGCCTACGTTGCCCTCGCGCCGCGCCTGCTTGCTGGTGCGCACGACGATGGCCTGGCGCACGGTGCCGGGCTTGCGCTCGCCGCGCCGCACCGGCGCGGCGGCAGCGTTGATGACGGGCGTGTTTTGGCGCGCATCGTCGCGCACCACGCGGGCGCCGGCCGCCAGTGCGTTGCGCAGCACGCGGCGCTTGAGCTGCGCGTGCACGTTGGCCAGCGCGGCCTTCAGATCGGGGATGCCGGTAACGGTGGCCCGCATCATGCTGCGCCCCCCGCGCGCACACCCTGCACGCACATCAGCTCGAGCATGACGCCGGCACCGGCCACGTCGACGGGCTGGCCTTCGATGCTGAGCGGCTGGCCGCGCCAGAGCAGCCGGTGCGCGGCGGTGATGTCGCTGCGGTAGCGCAGCCACACGGTGCAGTCGAAGGTGGCCTGATCTTGCGCGGCGGCGAAGAAGTCGCGCCCGCGGCGCGGCGCCACGCGCGCCCAGACGGTGGCCACGTCCACCCACGTGTCGCGCGCCTGGCCGCGCTCGTCTTGCCCCACGGTGCGGGCCTGGATGGTGACGCGCTGATCGAGCGCGCCAGCGTTGAGGGCGGGCAGGCTCACCAGTAGAGCCTCTGCGCATCAAGCAGGCCGTCGGCAAAGCGGCCGGGGAGCTCGGCCACGCTCACGCCCTGGGCGAAGGCCTCGCGGTTGCGGTAGAGCGTGGCCACTTGCAGCAGCAGCCACACGGCCACGTCGTCGGGCACGGCGGCGGCATCGGCGCCGTAGCCGGCGGTGAACGTCACGCGCACGGCGTTCGGCTGGGCGCGGGTGGCGGGCCACGTGGTGCCCAGCGCGGGCAGCACCAGGCCGGGCAGCGCGTCGGCATCCAGCGTGTAGGCGCTGCCGGGCAGCGTGACATCGGTGCCCGCGGGGTTGGTGTAGATGATGCTGTCGATGGCGATGACGCGCGGCT